TATTTAGCCTTAGAGAAAGAAGCTGAAGGCTACAATTATTCGTTTGCTTCTAGGCTTAACCACAAGCTATTCACAGTGTTACAAATGCAAGAAGCCTATGGTTGGCTAGTAGATCAGGATCATTTAGAAAGATCAATTAGAGTCCTTACAAAATGGATGAAGCGTATTGATCGTTCTATTACCCCTAGACTGCCTATGGTGATTGAGATTAATGAGAGTAAGAAAGGTAACTGGATCAAGAGTCCCTTCTTAAAATCAGCTAAGCTCAATTCATACTTAACGAAATACTGGGAAGAGGATTCTCACTTAGTAGGTGGCCCTCATACTCGTATTTCTTTTCGCCCTGTATCCTTAGACTCTAATAATGAGACTAAGGAGTATCTTCTAAATCTCGGATGGATTCCGAAAGATTGGAACGTTAATAAAGATACTGGTGAACGTACAAGTCCCAAGATGTCGAAGGATGACCCATTCGAGGGGATACAGGGTTCTTTAGGAAGACTCGTTGCTAAACGAGTACAGTGTAAACAACGTAGAGCAATACTGGAAGGTTGGAAGAAAGCTATTAGACCTGATGGCAGACTTCCCGGTAGAGTAACAGGACTAGCTGCCACTGGTCGTGCTACTCATTCATGTATTGTAAACGTACCCGGTGTAGAGGCTTTTTTCGGTAAGTGGATGCGGAAAGTATTCACAGTACCGTCAGGCAGAAAATTAATAGGGTGCGATGCGGGTTCTTGTCAGGATAGGATGCTTGCACAGAGAGCTAAGAATCAAAACTTTACTGATATGCTATTGCATGGAGATAAGTCTAAAGGCACTGATGGTCACTCATTAGCAATGAAAGGGGTAAACAAAGCACTAGATAAGCACAACCTATCTCATATAAGTAGGGGTAAAGCTAAGAACTTTAACTTCGGTTGGAAGTTTGGAGCACAAGATCCTAAGCTTGGAGGTATGGTTGGTGGTGGTAAGGATGTTGGTGCTTCTATACGTAAAGAACTAGAGAATGTATTCCCTGCTCAGGCTGAGCTAGTAGATAAGTTGACTCAAGAATGGAAGTCAAATGCTACTCAGACTAAAGGTAGATGGGGTGATGTTCGATATAAAGATGGATGGATTACTGGATTAGATGGTAGACCAATCTTCATATCAAGTGAACACATGATCTTGGTTTATATGTTACAATCAGATGAGGCTATCTGTATGGCAGGAGCTTACACAATGCTTTATAATCGTCTAATTAAGAAGGGTTATAAGTGGGGTGAAGACTGGGCTTATGTTTGCTGGTATCACGATGAATACACTATTGAATGTCGTGAGGAATTAGTAGATGAGATTAAGCCTATGGCTGAACAAGCTATTGTAGATGCAGGTAAGTATTTTGGATTAACACACTGTCCACAAGTAGGTGAGGCAGAAGTAGGCGATAACTGGTACGATATACATTAACAAACAGGAAACTAAATAATATGGCACGTAATGCTAAACAAGTTGCAGGTAACAACTCAAATAACTCCAACCTACAAGCTCCAGACCTTACCCCCGGTGCATATCCTGCACGAGTGGTAGGTGTAGTATTCTTAGGGGTACAGGAGCAACAGCCCTATCAAGGTCAAGCTAAAGACCCTGTAGATATGGTGCGTTTAACGTATGAACTCTCCTCTGAGTTTATGCAAGATGAGAATGGTAAAACCCTTGAGGATAAGCCTCGTTGGTTCTCAGAAGAGATGCCTTTCTATTCTCTTAATGCTGACCGTGCTAAGAGCACACGACGCTACTTAGCCATCGACCCAAGTGATACTTGTGACGGTGACTTTGATAAATTACTAGGTAAGGCCTGACAAGTTGTACTTGTTACCAATCCCGGTAAAGGTAAACATGCAGGTAAAACTTTCACTAATGTAGGGGATGTCACAGCAGCTCCAAATCTCCCCGGCTATGAGCAACCTGCATTAGTGAATCCAGTTACCTACTTCGATCCACAGGATGATAACCTAGATGTAGAAGTGTTCCGTAAGCTTCCTGAGTACCTTCAGACGAAGATTACTGGTGCTCTAGACTATGCAGGATCTCCTCTGTCTAAAGCTCTAGGTGGCTCTCAGGCAGCTCCTCAAGAGGAAAACAGTCCTTCTGAAGATGCAGAAGAGATGTTATAATGATTAGAACTGCTGATGAATGGAACAAGTTGTTCTTTGAAGAGCGTATGTTCTATGTCAATCGTGAAGTTAAAACGGCTGCTCCTACAGGGCCGTTATACAGACGATTTGATAAGTATTGGTGTTATGAAGACTTAGTGTATAAACATCTTATTGTATCTGATGAACCTGAAATCTATCTCATTACCAGTCACAACCTGTACTGGAAGAGTTTTGGTAATGCTCAGAAGAAGAAGGTGAGTCATCAGTTTGATGAGTCTGATATTTATGACATCTATTTGAAAGCATTTCCACTGGAGGCAGAGGAACGTGACCCCACTGATTGATGGAGATATATTAGCTTATGAAATCCCGTTTGCGTGTGAATACGGTAAAGAGGAAATACCTTCCTTCGATTATGTTTACGAAGTATTACAATCGAGGATCGAGGGAATATGTAATGCAGTCAACGCGACAGAGAAACCGATTCTATTCCTCACAGGGAAGGGTACCACCGGTTACGAAGCAGATGATGCTATGGCGATACAACAGTGTCAATCGGAAGAAGACAAAGTAATATGCTCTAGGGATAAAGACTTACGTATGGTTCCGGGCTACCATTATGGATGGGAGTCAGGTAAGCAAGGTGAGTTTGATCTACAGTATATAGATGAGATTGGTTACTTGGAGCTTAATGTAGATAAGAAGAAGGTTGAAGGAGGAGGTATACTATTCTTCTATGCTCAAATGCTAATGGGTGACACAGTAGACAACATACCGGGCTGTAAAGGTATTGGATACAAGAAAGCCTACGAGCTTCTCAATGGCCTCACAGACCCTCTAGAGATGGAGGAGGTAGTGTGGCACACCTATAAGGAGAAACACCCTGACAAGAGCTTAGAGGAGCTTAGAGAGCTATTCATAGAACAGGGTAGACTGCTATGGATGATTCGAGAGATGGATGAGGAGGGTAATTTAGTACATTGGGAACCTACAGTTGTCTAAGGTACAGTGTTGGACGTGTAGAGAATACTTCTCAAAGGATTTCTTTACACCATTACCTGATGGTTGGTACTCTAGGTCTGGTCACAGATACTCATGTAGAATGTGTAGCCTAGAATATCCTGTTAAATATAAACGAAAGAAAGGGAAGGTGTTCACTACCCTCGTTCCTTATGAACCTAATTGGGATGAGAAGATGAGCGACTTCTTTAGGAGGTAGATTGCCTAAACCTGTAAAAACTCGTAACAGTGGTCAGTGGACTGAAGCTAGATATAATCAATTCATTAGAAGTGCCTTGAGGAAAGCACGTTGGCCTGTTAAGTACGAAGTCTTGAAGAACGCACAGACTAAAAAGAAAACCAACAAATTAACTGGTAGACTAGCAATGCACTACAGATGTTCAGAATGTAAGGGAGAGTTTCCTCAGAAGCAGATGGCTGCCGATCATATTGAACCAGTAGTAGACCCACGTTTGGGATTCGTAGATTGGAATACATTTATAGATAGACTCTTTATTGAGTTAGATGGGTTCCAAGCTCTATGCAAAGACTGTCACCAGAAGAAAACTAATAAGGAAAAAGACATTGCAAAACAACGTAAACGAATATAAAGACTTTTCATTATTCAATGACATTGAAGACTCCACTCTACGTAATCGTAACCGAGGAGTAATTATGCGTAACATTACACAGATGGGACGTACGATTGAGGGTAAGGTTAAGCCTGAAGCCCTACAAGATGTCTTAGGATATATGCTAGCTGTACCTGCCAATGAACGTAAAGAGGTGTTGGCTAACTACATAGAGCACTGTCAAGCAGATGGTCTTAACATGAGTATTGGAGGCTAATATGAGTAGTCCAAAGGTATTTGTATTTGATATTGAGACAGCTCCCATACTGGCTCATGTGTGGAGTAAGTGGCCTAAGTTTGTAGGGGATAACCAAATCATAGAAGATTGGTATATGCTCTCTTGGGCTGGTAAGTTCTTAGGGGAAGAGGAGATACACTATGACTCGTGTTACGAGTATTCTGAAACGGTTAGCGACTGGGCTACCAACGATTATTATGTATGTGAAACACTTAGAGCGATCCTTAGTGAGTGTGATTGGGTTATTGCTCACAACGGTATCAAGTTCGATATTCGTAAGTTTAATAGTCGGCTTATACATCACGGTCTTCCTCCTCTACCTCCTATCAAGGTTATTGACACCCTCAAGGAAGTTAAGAGAGTTGCACAATTTACATCGCATTCTCTTAACTATCTTGCGGGGGCTTTACTCGGACGTAGTAAAGTTGCTCACGAGGGTCACGAACTATGGATCAAGTGCATGGCAGGAGATCCGAAAGGTTGGGAGAAAATGGTTGAATACAATATTGGGGATATTGAAATCCTAGAAGAGTTGTATTACTACCTACGACCTTACTTTAAGAATCATCCTAACTTTGCTTTATTTACAGAATCGGAGGATATTGTATGTCCTCGATGTGGAGGTACTCATGTTAACAAACGTGGATTTGCTTATACTGCGGTTAGTAAATTCCAACGCTATCAATGCACAGATTGTAGTGCGTGGTTCAGAGGTGGGACTAATCTTCTTACCAAAGAGAAAAGAAAAGGGGTGTTGAGGAATGCCGTCTGATGCTAAATTCTTTATCTCTTGTGATCAACTTTCACCATACCCCACAGGGGTTTGTAACACTATGGGATGTAATAAGGAGCAAAAGTGTATGAATACATTATCAAAACTAGGTAGCTTAAGTAAACAAGAAGGAGGGGATCACTACCAGATCCCTATCCAACCTGTAGATTATATCGTTCTTAACGATCTAGGTTATAGGGAGGGTAACGTCATTAAGTACGTTACTCGTCACGATAAGAAGAATGGAGCTGAAGACATTAGAAAGGCTATTCATTATTTAGAAATGATATTGGAGGAGTACGTTGAGCAAACATAACACAGAGTACCAGAACCACCTCCTTGCCTGTATAGGT